GTCGAATCGACTTCTCCATAAAAGGTTGCGGTTACTCCACCGTCCTTACTAAAATAAACCGGTGCACTCAAGCTGCCGTTTCCAACTAGGAGTTGATGTCCATTTACAAAGAGCAAGAATTCGCTGGTTGAAATTGGCGCTGGCATTGGTACCAGAGCACTAGAGATTAGATCTCCATCTCCAGTTGCAACGCTTGGAACAACGCTTCTAGTAACAGCGGCAGTACATTGTCCTGCACCTCCACCGCTCATTAGCGTCCAGCCGGTTGACATTAAGTAGACGTATACCCCCTCAATTCGAGTTCCTTGGGCTGTGATGTACACAATTTCTCCAGGAATACCGGTTGGAGGTAGGGCTCCGAACACCTTCAATCGAAGACGTTTTCCTTCTAGAACATCTTCTACCACAGTATTCTTAGCGGTGATCGTTCCAGTTGGATAGAGCTTAATGACCTCTGGATAAACATTGTTTTGCTGAGGCCCATAAACGACAATTCCTTGTCTAGAATAGATTGAGTCCGAGTAAATCGTTTGAATATCAACCTCAACCCCAGCTGAATCATCATAATTTATTGAACTTAAAAACTCAGTAAGCGCAGTTTTTAATGTGCTGAAGTTAAAATTTGAAAGATCTACAACTGTGCTCAAGCTTGAGCCGTTGATTGGTTTTATGGTTGATATTTTTAATTGTACTGCCATCGTTGATTTACTATGTTTGGGCTTTCAGTTATTTATAAACCAGTAAGCCGGTGGTTATTTTAGGATCTTTTTACTCCCCTTAGCAGTTCCAGATAGAATCTCCGTCTTATTATCAACTTTTGACTCAAGAGAGACTGTGCCGGCTCTGACAATGCACTCATTTAGATCAGCATAGATCACACCGTGATCAGAATTACTAATGTAACTAAGATCGATTCGATTGGCTGTGCCTCTTTCAAAAAGGCAATTCTCTAGGTGACTGTAACGAATATCATTATCTGTCATAACCTTACATTCGGCCAATCTAGAAGATCTTACCTTACATCCAAATAGTAGGCAGTTTGAAAGTTCTGCCTCGATTGAGCAGTTTATGAAGTCTAGGTCATGTAGTGCAAAACCTTCTTTAATGGAGGTGTCCTTGATTTGAACTCTTTTGGTTTGTGTGTCGTAATTAACTTGGCCCTTTTTGATTTTACCGTAAGTGATTAGGTCGAAAAGACTCTCTCTAAGGTTCAAGTAATTTGATTCAACTATTCGAGGATCGTTTTTAAGATCAATATAGAGTTCGATTTCCGGAAAATTCTTTACGAAGTTTTCATAGGTTTTTAGAGCAAGAGTGTTCGCTCTTTGAATCTTTACAACCTCGTTTATTTTACGCTGTTCGTCAACCGAATATGCTGAGTTATTTAGCAGAGTTGAGTGCAAAGTCTCAGCCATGTAGTTTATTAAATTAGTTGCGTCCGCTCTACGAATCTGATATTCAGGACCGCCTGCGTATCTGATTTCCAGATAGCCTTCTCTTAATTTTTCAAAGTTAAGACCAAAGTACTTGGATTGAGGATACGCAAAGTCCATTGGATTTCCAGGTTTTGCGTACTGGATAGCTGATTCTGAAATGAACTTATCCTTTGGGTAAATGTTAGTTACTGGGTTTTTGTAAATTCTTTGAACTCTCGATTTAGCGGAAGGCCACATTTCAAAAATCTTTTCTTCGTTTAGTCCGAGTATGCACTTAAAGACGTTTAAATTTTCCAATTTAGAGGTCAGCCCCATATCAAATTCGTTAAATGACATGTTTATGTGCAGGCCAGTTCGATCAGTCGTGAAACCGTTTTCATCTATGAAATTCATCACCTTGTACATGATGTGAATTGCTTCAGAATAAGGCATTACTCCCGTAATTAGCTCATTCATTTTAAAACCTCCTGAAAAATCGGCCTCAAGCTTAAATTCATCTCGCGAAACTGGCAGATCTGAGCGATACTCATCCGTCCAGGCAATTTTTTTATTTAGAGCAGTGCTTAGCTTCTCAGCGAGTTCGTATCTTGGGATTGGCGAAAAGAATTCGAACTCGAATCCCAAATTAACGTTATCAAAAATTTTAGATTTGTTTGGATCTTTATACATAGTTTTATTATCTGTTTATTGCAATGAATGGTACGTTTAGTCGAGGTCTAGCATTATCAATTACTTCCAACAATGACTCGTCCCTGACGAATAACTGACTAACCACAAATTCATGATCTTCTTGTTGCACCATTGTGTTGAATAATCTTATATTCGCAATTGAGTAGTTGGCGCTAGGTAGGGTCCAATTCTCATTGGTCTCAAAGCTAAATTGCCCCGGATTAGAGGAACCGCTAAACACCTTAATTAGGCGATTGTAGTTCTTAACATTCGCTGGATCCTGGCCGAACGAGTACACATTCACTCCAAGCTGTCCGTATTGCGCTGAAACTGGAATGATTATTGAATACCATGAGCCATAGGTTAGGGATCCTATATTAAATGAGTGGTTCGTTCCATTAATGTTAACGTACATTGTTGCATTTGCAGTGATTCCATCTACATCAATTAGATCGCATGTAATGGTTAATCCCTTTTGCTGGTAATTATCAAAACCGTCAATCATTTTAATGGTTTGAGAGCCTTTATTGAATCTGGCAATCGCACAAAATGTTAGGTTAGGAGTCTTAACAGTTGACGCAACTGCTTTATAGATTACAGCATTTTCAGATTGCTTGAATTGCACAAAGCCTGGAGAACTAGCGGAAATATCACGCCTCTCTGTTGAAGAAAATGATAGAGTCTTATAACCTTCAACCGCGACGAATTTACCGGTCGCTGGATTAAATGAGTCCTTTGGTCCGTTCATCTTAACTGGTAGAACTTTACCGTTGGCATTGATGTTAGAATCTCCGCTATTTAGCTTTCGAGCTATCCAGTTCTTGAATATTTCGCTATCCTCATAGGCATAAAGCGTGTAAGGCTGAGATGGGGTTAATAATTGATCGGTCCTATCGCCAGTTTCAACGATTGGATATGTTGCCAATGTTGACTTTATGCTACTCATATCGTAATAGTACTCGATTAGCGGAGCGTAGTTATATGTGTAGTCCAAAATTTTATTGCTTAGGTCTGGATGCAGTGATCTACGAGTCTCATCGAATTTATTGGAAATTGTGCTGTACTGCTGTTTGTCAAGAGCATCTTTCTTCTGAACTTCTGCTGGCTTTCCAAAGAGTTCGTCGCTTGACATGATTATATTGTCAAGAAATTTTCTATCATCAGCCTTCATCACCATATCAATGTTTGGATGGAACTTAGTTAGTTGTATTTTCCAATACAGAGGTTCCATCATAATACTTCTAAATAGGTAAGCACCCTGAATCTCGTACATTCTATTAGTTAATGGAAAATAGAGATAATCTCTTTTTCTAGGTTGGGAGCTTGGTCCAAATATCGATTGAAAATAAACATTATCGACATGAATCTCGAAAGGAATTTCAAAGTCGACTCCAAATTCGGTGAAGTTAGGTTTATTGTCAGGAAATGTGTTGTTTGGCACAACTATTTTTAGACACTTACGTTCGATTGTTTTAAAGAGAGTCCATTCCTTAAATATG